GGGACACAAACTGGAAACGCAGATCACTCAATAACAGCAACAATAACTGGAAATACTAACAATATAGATATAGACCAGACTAATAGCACTGGCAGTGTATCTGATGTAGTAGTTATAACTGCTACTACAAGCAATGGGACTATAGACATAGACCAATGCACAAGTGGCTGTTAGTATTAATATTAATACCCTTTAATAATGCCTATGCTGAAATAGGCAAAATATCTGAGTTAAGAGGAAATGGAGAAATTTTACGAGCGAATCAGTCAGATAGACTATTGGCAACAAATGATTTGGATATTCTTAGCTATGATGATGTCCGCACTGGTAATGGTCGTATCGGTATTGAGTTTCTTGATTCTTCTGTCATACGGCTTACTGAACATTCTAAGATTGTTATTGATGAATATATCTATGACCCTGACCCAAGTAAAAGCAAAATGGCGCTCCAAATGGCAAGTGGAACAGCCAGATTTATTACTGGCGCACTGGGAAGAATAGATAAAGAAAACATTTCTATTAGAACTCCAAGTGCCTCAATTTTTATTAGAGGGACAGATTTCACTACAACAGTAGATGAATTAGGAAGATCATTAGTTATTTTATTGCCTGATGCTAATGGCAATTCTTCTGGAGAAATCACAGTAGAAACATTAGCAGGTACAGAAATTTTAAATCAACCTTATCAGGCAACTATGGTTAGTATGAGCGAAAGTCCGCCTACTAGACCAGTAACATTAGTAAATATGTCTTTAAATTTTATAGATAATTTATTAATTGTTACTCCACCAGAAGAAGTAGAACAGGCTATAGAAGAACAAACACAAACTGCTAGCAATGTGCTAGATATAGATTTACTTGAGGAAAATGAGTTAGATGATGATAGCGATTTATCAGAAGATGAATTGCAAGATGAAATAACTAGATTAGATATAGATTTATTATCAGTTGATTTTTTACAAGATTTATTAGAAACCATAGAAGAATTATCTGCGGGTGGTAAAGATGATGCTGATGAAGGTGAAATAGATGGAGTTAAAATAGAAGGAATAATTCCTGGATTTGACCAAAACGCACAAGTTTATACATTTGTAGAAGGTGAGGTATTTTCTTTGTTCAGACAAGTTGAAAATACAATAGACCTGCAATTAGACAAAGAAAGCGGATATAGCATACAAATATTATCTGCTGGAAAATTAATTAATTTAACAGTAAATGGAGGAGGCGAAAATGAGATTATTATTAACCAGTCTGATTAGTCTTATCTCTATTGCTGTTTATGCTGGAGATAATTCAGCAGAGGTAAGGACAAAAGGTAGCTCCTCTCTTATACATATAGATCAGATAGGTACAAGTAACACAGCAAGAGTATGGTGTGGCTTATCTCAAGGCACTTATACAACCCATAATTGTAGCAATGCAGAAATAGATATAGATCAAAATGGGATGAATAATATTGCTAGAGCTTATAGTCAAGTAGCTAATCATACTGGTAATGAATACAAAATAGACCAAGATGGTAATGATAATTTTGGTTATATAGATGCTGATGATGACGGAAATGATATGGATGTTATACAAAACGGCAATGATAATGATGCTGAAATCTATATGCAGGGCGATAATAATGTTTATTCAATTACTCAAAATGGTAATGATAAAGAGGGCGAAATAAGAGCATTTGGAGACAATTCAAATTTTTCTATTACTCAATCTGGTTCTGGTGAACATTACGCTAAGATTTATGCTAGCAATTCAGCAGATAATAATGATGCCTCTATAACTCAAACTGGTAGTGGAGATCATTATATGAGACTGAATTTTTATACAGATGACTATGATGTTACTGCTAGTCAGTCAGGTGCTACCAATAAAAGCATTACAGTTAATTATAATTGCACTACAAATTGCAATAAAACTTTAACAATAGATCAGAGTGATTAAATACATACAGCTTTTAGGCTTATTTATATTATTAGGTATTCCTTTAGTACAACAATGGACTCCCTTAGAAATATTAAAATTAAAAGTATTTGATGAATTTGTACCAGAAAAAGAACGATCAAATTATTTTTCAATATTGTCTATAAATGAAGAAGATATTGAAAACGAAGGTGGTTATCCTTTACCTAGAAAAAGATTATCAGAGATACATTTAGACCTTTTAAATAACGGAGCATTAGGCGTTGGCTGGGTCATAGCCTTTCCACAGCCAGATAGATTTGGAGGAGATGCAGAGTTTTCACAAGTTTTATCTTATGCGCCTAGTGTTCTAGCTATGTTTGAAAATGACAATGGAGATTATCCAGAAACAACAGGCACAGTTATTTTAGGTGAAGATATAGGCGGATATAAAGCTACAGGCGTTATACAGAATATAGATATTCTTAAAAATAGTGCGACACAAGGAATTGCTATAGCTCCTACAGATGTAGATCAATTAGTCAGAAGGATGCCTTTATTAATGAGAACTCCTGATGGATGGGTTTCGGCTTATGGTACAGAGGTTTTAAAGATATTAGCTAATTCTGATACTTATTTGATAAAAACAAATGAAAATGGAATTGAAGAAATAAGAGTTAAAAACTTGCCTCCTATTCCTACTGATTCACTAGGAAGAAAATGGATAAGTTGGGTAGATACAGAGGAATTTTCTTTACAAGATTTATTTTCTGGAAAGGCTGATATAGATGGAAAGTTTGTATTTGTTGGAGTAACAGCAGCTGGTGTAATGCCACAAATTGCTACTCCTGTAGGTCTTTTAGAGCCACATAAAATACAAGCTGCATTATCTGAGTCTATTTTGATACAAGATAGTCCATATATACCAGATTATGCTGTAGCAGTAGAGTTATTAGTATTTTCCATTTCTATCGCGTTTATATGGCTCCTGTTGCAATATTTGGGAATAACATGGGGTTTGGTGTCAGGAATAGGAATTATGTCTCTAACCGCTTATATGGGCTTTTATTATATAAGTGCTGGAATATTAATAGATTTTACTTGGTCTCTTATATCTCAGTTTATTACAGCAACAGTAGCTTTTTATCTAAGATTTAGAGAACAATTTAAGCTTAGATTGCAGATTAAAAAACAATTTGAGCATTATATTGATCCAAGACAGGTTAAAAGATTGCAGAAAAATCCTGAGTTATTAAAACTAGGTGGCGAAAAAAGATACGCAACATTTCTATTTACTGATGTTAGAGGATTTACTTCTATGTCAGAGACTTTACCGCCCGAAGATGTAACTTTTATTATGAACGCAACTTTAACTATTCAAGAAAATGCGGTCAAAAAATATGGTGGCATGGTAGATAAATATATTGGCGATGCAATGATGGCTATATTTAATGCTCCTATAGAGTTAAATGACCATGAAGATAAAGCTATAAAAGCAGCTATTGAGATTAAAAAGAATATGGAAGAAGCTAATTTAGGAATAGAAATAGGAATAGGTATAAATTCTGGAGAAGCTGTAATAGGGAATATGGGAAGTGAAACTAGGTTTGATTATACAGCTATAGGCGATCCAGTTAATACAGCTGCAAGGCTAGAATCAGCAACTAAAGATGTGGGAGTAGATTTGTTAATTGGAGAAAAGACTGCGAATTTAAGCGATTTTGAATTAAACTTAGTCTCTAGTATTAATGTAAAAGGTAAAGCGGAAGCTTTAGATGTATATACAGTAACATGAGTAAAATATTAATGGGCGTAGTTGGAGTTTTAGTTCTGATAAGCGGATTTCTTTATTATCAGAATAAAAGTTTAGCTGAGTTAAATAAGGCTTACGAATTAAGAGATGCCGAACAAAAGCTTGCTATTGAATCTTTGCAAAATGATTTCAAATTGCAAACAGAAGGATTGCTACAAATACAAAGTAGAAATCAAGAAATAGAAGCTGAAATGAATAGGTATTTGGATATTTTTAAAAGACATGATTTAACTAAGCTGGCAGCAGCAAAACCTGGTCTATTAGAACCGAGAGTAAATAATGGAACAAAAAATGTATTTGAAAGCATCGAAGAAGTTAGTAGGAATATTGACGATCTCGATGATGGCTTGCAGTTGCAGCCTAATACCGAATAAAGAAGTTGAAATAATAACAAAACCTATAGAACGAAATATCGTTCAGCCTATTCTGCCAAGAGAAATAGATTTAAAAGAGCCTTATTGGTACGTTGTTTCTCAAGAAAATATAGAAGAATTTTTACAAAGAGTAGAAAAAGAACATGGACAGGTTGTTTTTGTAGCTATGTCCATACCTGACTATGAGTTAATGGCATACAATATGCAAGAATTAAAGAGGTATATAGGTGAGCTTAAAGAAGTGGTTGTTTATTATAGAAAAGTTACTACAAACAATACTGTTGAGGGAGAATAATAATATGAATATATCTGTAGAAGGAACTTCATTAATCAAGAAGTTTGAAGGTTGTGAGTTAGAAGCATATCAAGATTCAGTAGGAGTTTGGACTATAGGATATGGTCACACTAAAGATGTCAAACAAGGCGATAAAATTAATCAAGATGAAGCTGAAAATTTATTAGAAGAAGAAATGCCTGAATATGAAGGTTATATAAATGATATGGTAGAAGTATCACTTGAACAATGTCAATTTGATGCGCTAGTTTCATGGGTTTATAACTTAGGACCAACAAATTTATCAAGTTCTACTTTATTAAAAGTTTTAAATGAAGGCGATTATGATGAAGTTCCATTTCAAATAAAGAGATGGAATAAAGCGGGAGGAAAAGTATTAGAAGGATTAACAAGGAGAAGGGAGGCAGAAGCTTTACTTTTTCAAGATAAGGAATGGTACGAGGTCTAATATGCCATTAGCTAAATATATATTTAGACCTGGAATCAATCGAGAAGGCACTAATTATAGCAACGAAGGTGGTTGGTATAGTGCTGATAAAGTAAGATTTAGAAAAGGCAAGCCTGAAAGAATGGCTGGCTGGGAAAAAAATACTGTTAATACTTTTTTAGGAACCTGTAGAAGTCTTTATTCATATAGGGATCAAGGTCGTACTGATTACATTGGAGTAGGAACCCATTTAAAACTATATGTAAAAGAAGGAAATGAATTTGCAAATGTTACTCCAATTAGAAAAACATCTACAAATAGTATAACTTTTGCAGCCACTAATGGTTCTTCTACTGTAGTTGCTACTGATTCATCACATGGAGCAGTTACAGGAGATACAGTAACTTTTGCACAAGCTGTTTCTCTAGGAGGAAATGTTACTGCTGATGTATTAAATCAGGAATATACAATAGATAAAGTATTAACTACAAATACTTATGAAATTACAGCAAAAGATACAAGCGGTACAACAGTAACAGCTAATGCAAGTGATTCTGGTAATGGAGGTTCTGCTGTTGATGGAACTTATGAAATAAATACTGGTTTAGATGTATATGTAAAAGGAACAGGTTGGGGAGCAGAAACGTGGGGCGCTGGAACATGGGGTTCAGCTTCATCTATTTCTGCTGCTGGTCAGTTAAGGCTTTGGTCTCAAGATAATTTTGGCGATGACCTTATAGCCTCCGTAAGAGGAGGAGGAATATATTATTGGGATGAAAGCTCTGGAACATCAACTAGAGCAGTAGCCATGTCATCTCTTTCTGGTGCAAGCGATACACCAACTTTAGCATTACAAGTAATGGTATCTGATGTAGATAGGCATATTATCTGTTTTGGTGCTAATGCTATAGGAGAGACTTCTATTAATCCTACTTTAGTACGTTGGTCTGATACTGAAAGCTCTATTGATTGGACACCAACTTCTACAAATCAGGCTGGTGGCGTTCTATTATCACAAGGCACAACAATTATTAGTGCCCTACAAACTAGACAAGAAATATTAATTTGGACAGATCAAGGATTAATGTCAATGAGATTTGTAGGGGAACCATTTATATTTTCTTTTACAGAAATAGCTTCTGGTCCTTCATTAATAGCTCCTAATGCAGCAGTTATAGCTAATAATAGAGTTTATTTTATGGATAGAGGTGGTTTCTATGTTTATTCTGGTTCTGCACAAAGGCTACCTTGTACTGTATTAGATTATGTTTTTTCAGATTTAAACTTAAACCAGCAATTCAAATGTTTTGGAGCTTCAATAGAAAGCGCTAACGAAGTAATTTGGTTTTATCCTTCAAAGGATAGTACAGAAATTGATCGTTATGTTTCTTATAATTATTTAGAAAATGCTTGGTCTATAGGAACAACAAATGATGGATTTACTAGAACTGCTTGGATAGAAGCACCAACTATAGATTATCCTATTGCAGCAGGGAAAACATCAGGCAGTAATACTAATTATCTTTACAATCAAGAAGTTGGTCATTCAAACGATGGCAGTGAATTTACAGCATACATAGAATCAAGTGATTTTGATCTTAATCCAGATGGAGAAAGATTTATGTTTATCTCTAAGTTAATACCTGACGTAGAATTTAGAGATCAATATAGTACAAACGATACAGTAACTTACACAATAAAAGGCAGAAATTATCCACTTGAAAGCCTTTCTACTTTGCAAACAATAAATGTAACTCCTGAGTCAACATTTAGTAATACAAGAGCAAGAAGCCGACACGCTGCTATTAGAATATCAAATACTGGTACATATTATGGTTGGCGTATTGGAGATTTAAGATTAGAAATGAGACCTGACGGAAAAAGATAATGGCTGATATTAAAACGCTAGCATTACCAACACCAAATCCTGAATATAACAGTGATGATGAAGCAGTAACTAGAAGAATTTTAGAACAAACTATTGAAGATTTGAATGTAAAAATTACAAGAGTTCAAAGATTGCAAGATACAATGACATCTAAAGCAATGAAAAGACATCAATTTTTATTAATGGGCGCTAAACATGGCTGATACTTTAAAGGTTTTAGGTCAAGTTGATGCTGCTGCAACAACAGTAACTACTTTATATACAGTACCTGATATGACTCAGACTACTATAAGTTCAATAGTTGCAGCAAATAGAACAGGTTCTGCAATAACATTTAGGTTAAGTGTTCATGTGGCAGGCGCTAGTGCCGATGATAAACAATATCTTTACTATGATAAATCAGTAGCAGCTAATGATTCGCTTGCAATAGTTATTGGAATTACTTTAAACCAAGCAGATGTACTAAAAGTTTATACCAGTGCAGTAGATATGAGCTTTAATGTATTTGGATGTGAAACGAAAGAGGATAGATAATGGAAAAAGCGAATCCAAATTCAAAAGCAGAATGGGCAGAAGAGTTGAATCAAAGTATATTTGAAAGGGAATTTGATGCTGATCTTTCGCTATCAGAAAACTTTCAAAAAATTGTAGATGCTGCTAGAAATAAAAAAGAATATCGATCAAAAGACTTCGATCCTCTTGGAATATCTAGTGCAACGCAATTAAAAAGATTTTCAGTAAGCGATAAGCCTAAAGGAATGAAGTTAAAAGTCTTATTAGGGAATACTTCATTAGATGATGTTGCTTCTCAATACAATGCACCTTTAATTGGAGAATATGATGTTAAGCAACATCTATTGAATTTTTTAGTTAAAAAACAAGAGGGATATAAAGTGGCAGAAGAAAAATTAAAACAAAAAGATTTGAATGAATTGGCTGCTTGGATTGCTCAAGGTCCAGATTCATTTTCTATATTAGATTTTTATGGCAGAGCAAAAGATGCTTATGAAGATTTAACTAATGAAAATCCTTTAATAAGAAAATATGAACTTTCAGGAATAAAGTATTTAGATTCTTTAATGAGAAGTGATGATATTAATGAAGCAGATAAAAAGCTTTTAATAGAAGCTTCTGCATTTGGTAGAGGGGATGTTAAATCCTATAATTTATTAAAAGGATTACCAGAAGATAAACTTCAAAAGTATCAAGAAGATATTGAAGAAAAAAAATTAAATATGGATGCAGATGAATATGCTTCATATATAGCAGAACAAAGAAGAATACTTTTTAAAGATAGATTGCCAGAAACAATAAGAAAGGAAGTTTATAATGATGTTGCCCCAACATTACCGATTAGAGGTTCTATTTATTTAGATTTAGAAACAGAAGAATACGTTAATTCTGATACGAACAAAAGAAGCAAAAATTTTAAAGATGTGACTCACTCTGAGTCTTTATCAGATTATATGCTCAGAGAATTAAATATGCAGTCAGGTGTAGGATTTAATCCACAGGTTCCAGAATATTTAGGTAAACAAACGGGTTATAGAGATGTGCCTTTAGATATAGATAGATATTACGATGTAACTACTAAATCTGGAGAAAATGAAGGATTTAAGGAATCAACAAGAACTGTAGATAGGCTAGATAATTATAGAGATATGGAAGGTTTGGCAGGATATTTATCAGGACCAGAAGGAAGATTTTATAATCAACAAACACAACAATTTGTTACTAGAGAGCCTACTTATGGACCTACACCAGAATTACAAGGGTACCAATATGATCCTAGATTAAAAGGAATCTTGTCAGAAGTTTATGGTCCAGAATATGCAAAAGGTTTTAATAAAGGAGGTCAAATGAACCTACAACAACAAGCAAATAATGTAGCAGCACAAGGTAGATATGGCGATTCTATGCTGATGCACGTTAATCCTGCCGAAGTGCGAGGGTTATCACAAGTTATGCCATTAACAGTAAATCCACAGACAGGACAGCCAGAAGCTTTCTTGCCTTTCTTAGCACCAATAATAGGTTCTATGTTAGGACCAACATTATTTAGTAGCCTGGGTGGTTTAACAGCAAGTGCATTAGGTTCAGGTCTAGCGCAATGGGCAGCTACAGGAGACATAAAGAAAGGTATGTTAGCTGGTTTAACTGGTTATGGTATTGGTTCTGCACTGCAAGGCGCAGCAGGAGCAGCAGGAGCATCAGCAGCAAGTGATGCAGCTACGCAAGCAGCTACGCAAGCAGGAACGCTTGGACAGGCTGGTACGCAAGAAGCAATACAAAGTGCAGCCACACAAGCTGGTGGCGAAGCATTAACGGCAGCTACAGCAGCAACTCCCTGGCAAAATTTAAAATCAGTATTTAATCCTAGTGCTATAAGTGAAACTACAGCAGGAGCAGCTCCTGATTTATTACAAGTAGGTATGGAGCAAGCTGCTCCTTCATTTGGAACTAGCATGGGTAATTTAGCCACAGGTTTATCTCAACCAGCAGCTTTGGCAGGAATAGCAGGAGGCATGGGTCCAACTGCGATTATGGAATCTCAAGAACTATTTGAGCAACAAATGGCAGAAAGAGAAAGACAGGAAAAAGAAAGAAAAAGACAGCTTTATTTAGATTATCAAGAGCCAATTCTTTATTCAGCAGGTGGAGGTCCAACTAACTTAGATGAATCAATTATGATGGATGCCAATCTATTATCTGCTGGAATGAATGGAGGCGGTAGAACTGGATATAATCTAGGTGGTTTGCTTAAAGGAGCAAGACGAGAAATAGACGAAGATGTAGGTTTTGGTGGTGGAGATGCTCAAAGGTTTACGCCAGCAAGAAAT